ACTGGGTTGTACCCTTGGCGTACCGTGGCTTCCATGTCGATTGAGTTCTCAGGAGAGCCATACACACCCAGCGTAGGCATACTCTTGCTGGCAATCACAGTTGCGCCAGGGTCACCCTCTCGGATAGCCTCATCAATTGATCTTCCCAATCTAGCCTGGTCAGCAGGCGTTGGAATAAAGTTTTCACGTTGTTGTGACAATCCAGCTTGATAGCGATCCAAGGGCCTAACCATCTTGTTAAGCTCTTCCTGGGCGGCTTTCTTAGTTTGAATTAGTTCTTCTGGATCAGGCTTGTCCAATATGGCTTTTTGGCGCGTGATTGATCTGTTCATTTCATCAACGTGCGCTTGCATGGCCTTGATATCGTTTGGTGATAGGCTGTCTTTAGCCATGGCCATCATTTGTTTGAGGCTGTCTCTATGAGCCAACGTGTCTTCCAACTCAGCCTGGGCCTCTGCCTTTTGTTTTGCTGTGGATGCAACGCCAGTATCTACCAGCTTACGCAAACGATTGACTTCTTCTTGGTCTTTGATACCAGCCAGGCTGTTCTCATATTCAAAGGAGCCCCCCTCACCTGCGGCTGATGTCCAGTTCTTTTTAGTCCAAAGTTCTTTTTCTTTGAACCAAATCAACGCCTGGAGGTCATCGTCAGATATGTTTTTGAGCACATCCAGCTTAGACAACTCAGGGTCGTTCCGAATCATGTCCACAGCTTTACGGAAAATGTCTTGGCCCATGCCAAACTGTCCAGTTGTGCTTCCATCGGGCAACATAGCGCCCCCAACGCCCGTTTCGGCCATGGATGGTACTCTGGTCTTACCTGCAAGCCTTTGGAGCAACCTAGCGGCCCATACGTCGATTGTGGCGCGGTCTTTAAACCCAATCAGGTTGCCAGAGAAGTTGATGGCCTTGGGGGCTGTAGAACCGATGCCAATATCAGCGTTGGGGTTCTTGATTACCCTGAACAAGTCAAGTAGGGCTCGAACACCGTTTTGGCCATTGAATCCATACTTTTTGCCACTGTCTTTTAAAGGCAACAGTTCATCGGGAAAGTCCCTAGCATCTTTCAACTCATCCATGCGGCGAATGTATTCTGGATCGCGCTTGATGTCAGCTTTGGTCCTGTCTTTTGACAACTCAGTAGCAAACCATGAGTTCAGGCTTTTTTCTTTGCTATCAACATTGTCATACCAGGCTTGCCACTTAGGCATCAATTCATCAAACTCGCCAGCGCTGGCTTTACGCATTAAGTCAACGCCGTTTTTCCAGTTCTCGCGGACAGGCGTATTTGGGGATGTTGCGCCCAATAAGTCAGCAAACAAGTCACCCATGCCCCCAAAGCCTTGGCGTAACGCACCACGCATGGCTTTATACCAGTTTGCCTGGCGAATAATGTTACCCGCGGCCTCGTCACCGCCTTTAAATCGGTTGTAAATTTCTTTGACTTCATCGGTCAACTTAGTTGCAAGATTTGATGTGTGCGTGTCGTACTCAGGCGTGTTGGGCTTAATCAGTTTACCGTTTTCATTTTTGTCATAGCTGTACGGTACTTTTTGGTATTCCAAGTCATATTCGCCTGGTTTATCTTTATTTGGTTTTACTTTGTTAAGCGTCAACGATTCCCAGGGATCATCACCTGTGGATGGGTTGTCAATTTTATGTTGGCGTACACGCTCTTCAATTTCTGCTATGGGAACACCCGCGGCTTTGGCGCCTTCTCTGATAATGTCTTTCTCTGCTTTGGATAGCATTGTCTTTTCTGCTGTCTCACGTTCTCCACGCTCTGCCATCAGGTTGTGAGCGGTTATCTCACCTGATTTCATATCCATCTTTAATGGTGGATTTTCTATTTCGTTTTCATGGTCATAAACTTCTCTAGCCACAATGCCGTGTTTAGCTACATCTTTCGGTGTGCCATATCTAACTGGCTGACTTACAGGATATAACCATTTTTCTCCACCTTCTTTTATATCAAAAGTTGAACCTTCAGGCACCAAATGTTGATCTCGATATTTGTCGAATTCTTCTTTAGAAGTTACTTTAATTGGCTCACCTAAATGCACCTCACCTATTGCTTTTGCAGGTCCATTACCAGTGGCAATTATTGGCACTCTGGTACCAACATAAGGCCTTAATGAATCAGTATCTCGCGTTTCAAATGTTTTTTCTCCACTGATAATTTTGTCAGCGTATAAATTATCTTTGTCTTGATTTACATTAATACCAAGTTTTTTAGGCGCTATTGCTTCTTCAATAGGCTTGCCCACATTCTTAGTGGCCATACCAACTGACGGTGGATTGGCCTTCATGTAGTCTTTGAGCATCATCTTCATGGGATTCATGCTCTCGCCAACATTGTGTGCAAACGTCAAGTCACCTACAACTGGTGGGAACATGTCAGCCACTTTGGCTACATTACCCGTATATTCTTCGGCCAGCGGCGTTTGTGGCGTCATTCCAGGGTATTCATTAAAATACTTTTCAGCCAGCCGTTCTGCTATGGGTTGTGGTGGCTGGCCAGTTTTGATGGCTTCAGGGATACTTCTAACAATTGCTTGTCCCTGGCCCAAGATTGTGTTGGCCATATTCACAGGCACCGACAATGCTGTTGTGGCCGCCGCATATGTCTTGGGGTCAGGCAAGGTCAATGGCGAGCGTTCTGCCGCATTGGCTCGTGCTATAGCCCCCTGGCGCTGGATATTGGGGTTACCAAAGAATGGTTTGCTTAAATCCTCGTCTGCCGAAACGTCACCGCCTTCAGCAAACCTACGCACAGCCCCCCCGCGCTTGTAAGCCTGGGTATCCGTGTTATTTGTTTCATCAGGCTGTACTTTGTACTGTTCTAATTCTGTTGGTGTAAATAAGTTAATGTCAGAGTTAGTTGCGTCGTATAGCGCTTTCATGTGCTCTCTAGGTACAAACCTTGGCAACTTCAATCCCATACCTGTTGCGGCCCTATCCTCATGTGGCTGTACTTCTAACAAATTGGTGTTGTGCAAATCATCAACTCTGTTCCAGTTACCCGACAAAACAAAATCATCTAGGTACGGCTTGTACTTGTCTTGATATCCTGGGTATTTTTGCTCACGATCTTGGGATATTTTTCCTTCCCAGCCATTGCTTGGTGGCTTTAACTCATTGACATCAACTGGGGGCTCATGGCCATAATCCCTAGCAATACGACCAGTCATGGCCCTAATATCAATTGGCGTTGGATAATAGTCTAGATTCTGCGCCCAATTGGTCAGGTCTTTGTTAATAGCAATTTGATCTTGATGGGGTATTTTGTCCCATTGTTCTTTTTCAAAAGGCGCGGCTTGTGTCTGTGCTTGCAAGTGCGGCTTGCCAGTTGGATCAATCAAAGCATAAAGTTGTTTGCCCTCTGTACCGTTTCCATAGTCTCTGGCCGCCCATTCGTGCTGGGTACATAAACCTAAACTCTCGCCAATCTTATTGACAAAGTCCATGTTTTCTTTTGATGCAGTGGGATCGGGTAACGTAATCCACTTATGGCCGTCTGGGTATTCTTTGAATACGTTTGCCTCTAAGTTTTTCTTGTTGGCTTCTTCTTCCAGCTTTGCCGCTTTTGCCGCTTTTTCTATCTCAGCATCTGAATGTCTAGCAACAGCTTGGGCAACAGAAACATTTTTAAGACTGCTTGGTTGCAGGCGGCCTTCTATCATGTCATTCAACAACGTATCTGTAACTGCATCAAAGTTCAATGCAGAACCACCGTCTAAATTATAGATTTGCTCATTTGGTTCTTTTTTGGCAATCCATGGGTGTGATGCCATTGGACCTGTTTGATAAACCTGGGGTGGGTTTAATTTTAATTGCTTTTGAAGTACTTCAAATCCACGAGGATTTGATTTTGCTAATGCTTCAAATTGTTTACGAATTTCTTCATTCGCGGCATTGGCCTCTTCTTGCGTATGATAAGTGCCCTCTGCAAATGGTCCAAACTCTGATACCCAAGTTTTTTTGTTCTGATATTCTGATGCTGGCTTAGATTCAATGATTTGATCAACAGTGTCTTCCCAGGCTTTACCTGTTTTACTCTTAGCCATACCTTCAACAGGCAAACCAGCTTCTTGCCTGGACCTTTTGATCCTATCCATATAGCGATCATATTCAACTTGCTCTGGAGTCAAACTTGTCTTGCGCTGTTCATCGGCCAGCTTACGCACAGAATCAAACGGCGTACCCATTTCATTCTTGATGTAATTACGCAAGTTCTTTTCTAGCCAAGTATGCATCGCATCATATGCAGGCAATCGCTTAACCAAATCCTCGTACTCACGCAATGGCTCAACCAAATGTTCTGCACCGTTGCCTTTGCTTATTTCATCTTTCCATTTTGCGATTCTTTGCATAAACGCTGGCATATCGTCCATCGAGTATTCTGGCCTTAAATCATTGATGTATCGATCAATTGTTGCATCTAACCAGGATCCGCCTTTAACAGGCTTGACAACCCCCGACATTCCCATGCCCATGTTCATCATTTGATTGGTGGCCATCTCCTGCAACATCTGTGCGGCTTTAGGGTTGGTCACCTTAGTTGGATGGTTGGGGTCACCGTAGGCCATCCGTTGCAAGTCTTCAAACTGCTGGCGGTAGTCGGTCAATTGGCCCAAGCTCTGCTGGATGTCAGCGATGGGGTCAGACAGCAAGCTATTGAGTCGGCGCTTGGCATAGTCACCAGCAGAATATATGGCAGGCAGTACTCCACCTAGCAATGCGTCAGACATTTGGACCTCGTAAGTTATTGAGCATACGGATTGCCCTTCTTACGGGACAAACCTGAATCAACGTAATCGTCCTCATCATAAGCGTCTGGGGCTGGTCCGTCAATGTCAAGCCATCCTGCATCACGCAAATACCTGAGTGCCTGGGTCATGGCGTCCACATAGTCATCATGCGCTGACTCTGGAAATGAACATATCTGGCTGACCATTCCCTCTGCCCAGTCTTTGACATAACCAGGGTGATTGCCGCTCTCAGGAATCCATACGCGGCCGTTTGCAATGATGTTGGACACAATGTTCAGGCGCTGGGTTTTGTCGGCTCTACCAGGGTTATAAGCCCTTACAGGCAGGTGGGCTCGCTGTAAGTCTTGGATTAAGCTTATGCCCGCGGCTTTGTCTTCAACCAGAATCAGGTCCACGCGCTTTTTGTCTTTACCCTCACCGAACACCACCTCGAACTCGTCTTTGACCTTTGGGCGCAGGTCAGGGTACTGAAGTCGGTCTTGCCAGCAGTCAATCACCATTACGCTGGTTGGTCCATCGGTTGGCTTAAATACACCGAAAGTAATACTTGCAGTTGCATCATTAACCGTTTTGTCCGTAAAAGCGCAGTCATACGATTGAACAATGTAAAGGAACTTGGGAAACTCTTTGCCTGTTGGCCATAACCTAAACATGCCGCGCTTGATGATACCCGTGTCTTCAGGGTCCAGCACTTCAGCGTGAATTTCCTGGCGGCCAAGCTTGGTGCCCTCATAGCTCAGAATTTGTTTCTGAAAGCTGGGTGCCAGGTTCATCAAGTTGGTGTAAGTGGACGCGGTAGTCAGCGATACGTCAACGCCAGCCCTTCCTATCAGGTCCACAATCAAGTCTTTTGGCCTGGGGGTAGTTGTGACAATGATTTTGGTTCTGTTGCCCAAACGGACGCTGAACTGCACCTGGTCCCAAGTTTCCTGGATGTAGTCATATGCGGCCAACTCATCTAACCAGGCTCCGTGCCACTGGGGGCCGCGGAAACGATTGGGCTCTGATGCTGGGATGCCCCCAATGATTGAGCCATTGATCAGCGTGATCTGGCCAATTGATTTGTTGTAATCGTGGATAAGTATTTCAGGGATAACATTAATCAGCCCCGATTCACCCTCAAAACACGTACCGCGTATATCAGCGCTTGTAGGGGCCGCTACAAGCCAGCGAGTCTTTGGGTTACTCCAGGCCCACCACGCAATATTTTCAGCCGCCAGGCGCGT